CGATAAGTAAAAAGTTTGGTCTTGGCAAAGAAGAGATAGAAATTAATGCAGATCTAATCGCAAGAGATACAATAAACTTTTCCATTCCAGAAACTAACTCGAGACCCCAGAATCTGTCTTTAGAATACGCAATATAACCATTAATATTCTTATGATCAGTAGTTAGAATCACCCTGAATTCAACGAGTTGCGATAATACACTGTTTACTTCATCTTGTACTTGTGGAAGAGTATCTGAAATTAATTTATGAGGAATTCCGTCTCTATGAATACATTCTAAGTAGCACTGATATAACTTTTTCTTTGTTTCATATTCAGTTAATTTTTGTATTGATTCTTTGCATTCATCTAAATCTTTAACACACGCTCCTTTTTTAACTTGTAGTGTTGTATACTTTTCGTTTAGGCTTTCCTCTTCTCGTTTTAAAGCTTTTAATTTATCACTTAATTCAACTCTTGATTTTTCTATCTGTTTATTACTTTCTATGACATTAGACTGCAATTCAAATAAGTTAATTTTATTAGTAATAGTATCTATATTAGCTAATGCCTGTTTTTTATCACTTGTAATAGTGTCAATAGAGTTTCTTAGTATCGACTTATGAAGTTTGTTTTTTCCTATTAATTTTTCAAGCTCGTTATACTTTTTTTCTTCTTCCTCAAATTCTGAATATATCTCTATATTATGCAAAAGTTCTTCTATTTCTACGTTAACTATTTTTAGCTGGGTATTATGATCACTTATTTTATTCTTAGTTTCAATAGCGTCTTTAACAAAAATATTATTCATACAAAAATCGCAAGATTCATCATACTTTAAATCTTGTAATTTTTCCATTTTGTCAAGCATTCCTTTATTCTCTATCTCAAGTTGCTTAAGCTTTAATACTGTCTTTTGATGCTGTGTTTTTAATTTTTCTAAAACAATTTTTCCATTATTAATTGTTTCTTTATCATATAGATTAAAACTATTTTCATCAACACTAAGTTGATTATTAATTTCAAAATACTTTTCTTGTTTTTCAGTTAATAAATTATCATACTCTACTACTTTATCTTTAATATTTGTAATGCTTTGCTCAGACTTTGCTTTGTCAAAGTTTATAAGACTATCGTCTATTTTAGATATTTTACTAAGCAAACAATCTAAATCAACTTGAATTAATTCTTGATTATGCTTTACGTTATTCTTATTTAATATTGTTTCTTCTAAGTCTTTGTTTATTGATGATACGCATTGCTCTGATATTTTATGTTTATCTTGCCAATCAACGCGCTGTAAATCTTTTAATAGGATGTTTATTTCTTTTGATTCTTCGTTTGCTAAGTTATATAATTCTTCAAATACATTTAAGTCCATAAATTGGCATAATAACTCTTTTCTTTCTCGTTGATTTATGTCTATGAATGATGCGTTCCCTGATTGAGTAGAGAAAGAGGTTAATATAAAATCTTCATAAGATCCTAAAAGTTTTTTTATGTTTAAGTTAGTGTCAGTTCTTTCTTTACCATTCATAGATACTTTAGCTCCTATATCATCTACATAAAAGAAATCAACGTCAACTCTAATGTTTCCTCCTCTTTGTGTCTTAGCTTTTCTTTCTATAGTATACTCCTTACCATTTAATTCAAATACAAATTTACATTGAAATGAATCAGACAAGTTGTTCATTACATCAGATGCTTTGCTTGTTTTTGAACACTTATCAAAAATGCAGTAAGTTATTGAATCTAAAAATGTAGATTTTCCTGATGCGTTAGGAGCAAATATTCCATAGGTTCCTTTCATGTTTGAAAAGTCTATTGAGTTTCCTTTTTGATAACCAAACATATTTTCAAATTCAAAATATTTTGGTGTCCACACAGTATTTCTAGGAGCTTCTGAAGATATTAACTTATGATTTATTGTTGAATTTATTTCACATATTTGCTTTATTTCTTCATCACTAATCATTAATGATCCTGAAAAATATTGTTTTATATATTCATTTTGAGAATCTACGTTTCTAAAATCTATTACATTTGTCTGAGATGTATCATGTGAATTATTTTTAAAATCATTTATTTTTACTGAAGAAATTTCTATTAATTTATAATTCTCTTTTATTTCTTTAAGTATTGATTTTAAATCTTCGTGAGTAGTATTTTTATGTCTTACTCTTAAATACAAATTTTTAGGTAAATTTGATGGTAAAGTAGGACATACACCATTCTCTATATCAATTGTAAAATACGCAGTTTTATTTGGGATTTTTACAAAATTAGATGTCATACTTTCTATGTCCCATACTAATATTCCATGTCCATCTATTGACTCGCCATGATTTTGCTGAATTAAACTTCCAGGATAAGCGATAGTTTTTTTCTCGTTTAAATACTGATTAGTGTGAATATCTCCTAGTAATGTTAAATCAAATCCAGAAAAATCTACGGCTTTCATATAGTCCGATTTCATTACATATCCATAATCATTTACTGCCGCGTTAACTAAACCGTGATATAAACATACATTATAACCTGCTGTAGATATTTTTGGATAATCTACTTTTTTATCAAACACTGACCAATGATAAAAATTAACATTGCCGACGGTTTTTATACCACTTTCCTTAAAATAAATTAAGTTATCTAGGTTTAATGCATTTACTATTGGAGTTAAAGCATCAAGTCTATCTGAGTTAGCTAGATTAGCATCATGATTTCCAGGTATCATTAGTACTTTTCCTATTTCGCATAGAGAAGTTAATAAAGCTTGAACTTCTTGGTATAACTCAGGAGATACATCAGTTTTAGAATGAACAATGTCTCCGGTTAAAACAATTAATGTATCTTTAGTATGAGTATTTTTTAGATAAAAATATAAAGAATCAAAAACTTCTCTATATTCAGCATGTCTTTTATAATTTCTCAAATGAATATCTGAGATATGAACTAACCTATTAACATTTTGTGCCATAATTTTACTTTATATCATTCCCATTTTTATTCCAAATAGTGTTTGGAAAGTTAATTGCTTTGCTGAATGCAATAATTCAGTTATTTTTGTAAATCCTAAATCAGAAGGATCTTTTTCTTGTAAGTTAACTAGATATACGTCCTTACCTAATTTCATAAGTTGTTCAGCGCTATCTATTGCTTGAGATATTGCGTCTTTATCAAGCGCAAGATAAACTGTCTTAACGCTTGTCATTGCCAATTTCATCATAATAGATTTTGGAATTGTTTTTCCGAATAAAGGTATAGCGTTTCTTTTTACCGCGATTGCGTCAAACGCACCTTCACAAAGAACAATTGGCACTTCCCAATTTATTGTATTCTCAAATCCAATTATTTCAGCTTTTTTACATTTTGGCGCATCATACTTTTGAAACGCTTCTTCATTAATAGATCTAGCAATAAAGTAATTTAGTTTGTAATCTTTGTCATAAGAAGGAATAATAATTCTATCCTTATACTTTCCTGATTCGCAATATCCTATGTTATATTTTATTATGTCTTGCAAAGTTATTCCTCTAGTATTTAAATATGCTAATGCGTGACGACATTTTAAAGTAGCATCACAATTTTCTAAACCAATAAATTCTCTTGGAAGTGATACAGCATGAAGAACGTCTTGGTCTAATTTAATTTTTGTGTTATCCTTAAAATAGTTTTTCATTTCAGAAATAACACTAGAATCAACATTTAACTTTTTTAATAAAGCAATTGGAGATCTTCCTTTAGTATGTGGATGACATGTCCAACAATTATACATTCCACTAGTTACGTTAACAACTAGCTTAGGTTTTCTATGTTTACAAAAAGGACAAAAAAAATCGTAATCATCGTTTTTGCTTTTTTTTCCTTTACCTAATACAGATTCTAATAATCCAAGAACAAAATATTTATTATCCATATAAGTTAAAATTAACAAATTTATTTTAATAAAAAAAATAAATCTAATTAGTAATTATTTAAGTTATATATTACTAAAAAGAATTATTTTTAAATGTCGGAAAAAAACCTTATATTTATCCAATATTTTATTTAATTAAATAGGATCAGGGATCCCAGTCTAAAGAAACAATTATGGAAGAAAGTAAACAATTATTAACAGAAAAAGAAATAAACTTACTATACTCTATAATAAGTGCTGAATTAGATACCATGGATCCAGTTACTAGCCAAAGTTGGTTAGATGTATTACAAACACTAGAATCTAATATAATAGAAAATGAAAAAGATAACGATATACAGTCTTAATGGATGCAATACATGTAAACATGTAACTCAAAAAGTGCTAGAAATTATTTCTGGAAAAGAAATAGATTATGAAAATCATAACTGTCATTCTCTTGATACTGAGTGCGATCGAATAGAGGACAAGCTTGACACGGGAAAATACCCGATGATAAAACTAGATAACTTTAGTTACTTTAAGAATAAGTATACAAAGCCATCTGGAATGTTATATTTTAGCAATAGATATTCTGCTGAAGAAGAATCTAAAAATTTAGATAAAAATACTGTCGCTGTGTCTGTATTATCTACTGAAGAATTACTAGAAAAAATAAAAGTTATTATAAATGAAAAAACTTACTGAGCAAGAAATTACTGAGAATCTATCTAAATTTTATGGATTTATAGATACATACATTTCTAAAGATAGAGCAACTAAATTAAAAGAATTTTATAAAACAATTGAGTTAACTCTAGCTACGTCTCCCGCTTCTAGTGTATCTTACGCGCATAATTGTTTTGCTGGTGGATACGTAGAACATGTTAACCGTGTTGTTGAAGCTACTTTAATTTACGCAAAAGTTTGGGATAGATTTGGAAATGTTAGAGACTTTACTGAAGAACAGTTAGTATTTTCAGCAATTAATCATGATTTAGGAAAGCTTGGAGATAGTGATGATCAACCTTATTATTTACCTAATGATAATCAATGGGAAGTAGATAAGAGATCAAAAATGTTTAAGTTTAATTCTAGTATTCCTCATCTAAGAGTCTCGGAGAGATCTCTTTTTACTTTACAAAAAGCAGGAATTCCTGTAGACTACACTGAATACCTAGCCATTAAATTACATGATGGACTATATGAAAAATCTAATGAAGATTATTTCATGCAATATAATCCTGAGTTTCAATTAAAATCTAGTCTACCTCATATTTTACATCAGGCTGACTTGATGGCTTCTAAAGTAGAAACAATTGTAAATAAATAAAATGACAACAATAGTAATATCAGTATCCCTTTGGATAGTCACAGCACTATCTTACGTAATATTTAATTTATATAATAAGAATAAGAAAATGGAATCTATGATCATAAGTCAAAACTCATTGATTAAAGATTTTATGATATCTTCTAAAGTATTTTCAGACTTAGTAAATAAGATTGACATAACTATGTGGGTACAGTCAGATCCAGAATTATTAGAGATTTTTGAGACAATTAAACAGTTAAAGTCTACGTTAGATAGATATGACGAAACAAAATATTAATTAATGGATAATAGTGTTGTGATAGAAAATGATGTTGAGTTAACTAAAAAAGGAACTGTTAGAAAGAGAAAGCCAAAGAAAAAAAATACGTACTTTACTGAGGAAACTGAGGAGTATATACTACAATACCGTGTAGAGACTAGACAACATCATAGAGATAGAATATATAGAGATCATTTACACTACGCATTTTATAAATTAGCAGAAAATATAATACATTCGTTCAAGTTTTATTATATTGATACAAACTCAATAGAAGATCTTAAATATGAAGTGATATCTTTTCTTCTTGAAAAAGTTAATCTATATAACCAATCAAAAGGAAAAGCTTACTCTTATTTTGGTACAATAGCAAAAAGATACTTAATATCTTATAATCAAAAAAATTATAAAAAGCTACTATCAAAAGTAGAATTAACTGAGATTCATAATGATAATAAAACGATAGATAAACTAATAGAAAACAACTCAGAGGTCATTGTGGATATTGACGTTGTATATATGAATTTTTTAAATTACCTTGAGCTAAATGTTTTAGACCTATACATTAATGAAACTGATATAAAAATAGCTACGTCATTACTTGAAATATTTAAAAAGATAGAGAGTTTCGAGAATATAAATAAGAAATTAATATTTTTGTATGTTAAAGAAATGACTGACGAAAGTACAATTAATATAACTAAAGTACTTAAGAGCATGAAAGCTATATATAAAAGGTGTTTAGACAAAGAATACGAGAAAATTGACTCTTCCAATATTTATAGCTACTGATAATAATCACTATGGAACTAGAAAAACAAATATTCGAAGGTAAAACTATATCAAATTTATTACAAGAAGTTTATGAAAAGCACAAAGAAAATGATGATAGCGTTAAATCAGAGATATCACGATTATCTTCTTTCATTAACTCAGCAGGAGATGCTATTGTTATTGTTCCTTTATTAAAAGAATTAATGGATTCTGGTTTAAAAAATGACGAAGTGCTAATGAAAATGGTACAGTTATTTAAACAGCCTGTAGAGAAAAAATCTCAAGAAGACGAAAATAGTTTGCTAAGCGAAAAAGACATTCAACAATTATTTAATGACGTTGCAGTATATAAAGCCCCAAATAAGCAAATAGAAAATAACTAAATATGGCCAATTATATATTTTCTCAAAGTTCTGATGGAAGAACTGGAAAAAGTAAAGGCTCATACTTTATTATTGGAAGGGTTAAATCAATTGTATTAGGTCCTGAAAATTATGATGGATCAATTAACACAGACTATAATGGACCATCTGACATTGGCAAAATTACGTATGAAATTTTATACACTAATATAAATTTATCTTTTGCTGAAAAGGTGACTCAGCCAGCTCATCCTATTTTTAGTTTTATAAAACAATTACCACTAATATCTGAAATAGTTTTTATTGTTCCAGGTCCAGATAGCAATCTAAATGATAGTTCAGAGAATCAAGGATATTATTATTTTCCATCTTACAATACTTGGAATACTGTTAATCATAACGCATTTCCAAATTTGTCTGAATATAAACAATTTATAAAAGATTATTACACGTTACCAACTTTAGAAGGTACTAATAGAGATCAAAATAATCCACCATCTCTTCCTGTAGGTTATGAATTTTTTGAAAATGCTAGAATTAAATCATTAAGAATTTTTGAAGGAGATTCTATAATTGAATCAAGATTTGGACAATCTATTAGATTTGGAAGTACTAATGCTTCATCTAAAACTTTAAATTCATGGTCTAGTGGAGGTGACAATGGCGATCCAATCACTATAATTCGTAATGGTCAAGGAAAAAACCCTTCTCCAGATAATTTTAAAACTATTACTGAAGATTTAAACACAGATAATTCTTCTATTTATTTAACATCTGGACAAATAATAGATATAAAAAACTTAGATAGATTTCCTCTTAACTCTTTTGGGGTTCAAATAGGATTAAATAGTAATCAATCTGCGCCAATATATAAAGAAACTCGTGGATTGAATTCTAAATATACTGTATCACCAATAGATCAAGATAAACTTACAAAATAATGTACATTCCTGTATTTCCATATAAAGGTGATCAAGTTATCATTACAAGTGATAGAGTTCAATTATTATCTAGAACTGATGGCATATTTTTGTTTGGAGATAAGACAGTATCATTATCTTCTCCTTTAACTATCAATATAGACAGTGGAGTAAAAGTTCTTATTAATTCTCCAAAAATAGAATTAGGAGAAGCGGCTGAATCTACTGGTGAACCTGTAGTTAAAGGAAATGAATTAGTTAAACAATTAAAAGTATTAACTGAAGCAATTACTAGATTTGGAGATTTATTAGATACTGTGAGTGAAACTGATATTGCTGGATCTATGTTTACAATAGCAAAATCAGGAGGAAATCAGTTAGCTACAACTTCTAGAAAAGTTAATGTACAAATAGATCGAATATTATCTAAAGTAACATATACTAAATAATTTGGCACTAGATAAATCTATATTAACAAAAAATTTTAAAAACAAAGCCAAAGGCTTAGAGGGTATTATTTTTATTGCGGCTGACTCTGTACTATTAGTTCAAGATGGATTAGAAAAAGTAATTAATGGAAAAACTGAGGTTTCTGGCTCGGGAATACCAAAAAATCCATTAGAATTAGGATTAAATCCAATACTAGATATAATGTTATCTGTTGATTTTTGTAACATTATTACGTATGCTTTATCAAAAATTCCTTTAACTAAAAAAGGAGCTGGGTTTGATCCAACTAAACCTCCACCAGACGGAGCTTCTGCTCTAAAAAAGAACAAATATAAGTTACAAAAACTAGCGTATGATATTCAAATAGCGATAGATACGTTTGATAGTACTTCTAAAGACTCTAGTGATACAAAAAAGAAAGGACTGTTTGAGTTAGCTCAAAAAATTAAGAGTAAGTTTATAGATTTAAAAGCTTTATTAGGACCAGAAATAAATGCTATAGCAACAGAGACTGGAATTACTCCTCAAACTATCATAGAACAATTTCCTCAAATTAAAAAGTTAATTGGAGGATTAGAAGATAAAGTAAATTATTTAAATAGGTATTCAGATTATAGGCAAATACCAGATAGTCAATATCAAAAGTTTTTAAAAATTATTGATAAGGTAAAATTTTATTGCGTACTTGTTCAAGGGTTGTCATCTCCAGCAGATTTATTAGATTTCTTGCCTGCAAAAGTAGATAAAAAAGTTCAAGATGATATTCAAAAAGTACAAAAAATAATTGATCCTGCAAGAGCTATTCCACTAATTAAAAGTATATCTCAAACATGTACTAAGATAAATTTATTAATAAAAAGAGTATTAACTGTAGTTTCTAGTATGCAATTAATTATTAGACTTGCGATTCTTTTTATTGCTATATTTAAAAAAATAAAATTGTGGTTATTCGTAGATCCTACTCCAAACGCAGTAACTACTAAAGGAATAACAACAGCTCAAAGTAACGTGACTGAGCAAGTGATTGAAAAGAAAGGAATAGATAATTTTGTAGACAGATTATCTCAATTGAATATTTTATTATCACTCATATATAATTTTTGTAATTCAATAGCGTTAGAATTAGAAGTAATTATAAGTAAATTAAAAACATTATTAGCAAACTTACAAAGCTGCGGTGGTGCTGATAAAGACTTAGTTTCTGATTTAAGTGATAAAATTGAACAACTTCAAAAATCTTTAGATAATGTAAATAGATTTATTGCTAACAAAAATAATTCTAATAACACATCCAAAAAAAATACCGCTGGAGAATACACAATAAGAATAATTACTGAAGAAGTTGTTGAACCTACGTTTAATCTCAATAGAAGATACGGTATTGCTATAAATAATTCAGGATTAGAGGTGTTATCATCTACTCCTACTTACGCATCAGACGATAGTATAATTATAGCAGAAGTAAAACAATTACTAGCTTCTAGAGGACTTATAAAATCATCACCTAGTAATTACTCAATAGAACAACAAGAAATAATTAATGAAGCTTCTTCATATTTATATGATGATGATATTAATTGGGACACTGAGAGTAATTTTAATAGTGAATTAGATTCTCCAAACAATGAAGATGATAGCGTAGGAATAGGATTAAATTCATTTATTAATAAACTTCCTGGTGGTAAAGCCTTAAGAAAACGTGTTAGAGCCGCAACAATAAAAAATAATCAACAGCTAACTACTGAACTAAAAAAATCAGACCCAGAACAAAAATATTCTGGAAAACTAATTAAAGATACTGAACAAAATACGGCAAAATTAAAAATAGAGCAATTAGAAGAAGAAAAGAAAAAAATTGTTGCTAGTTTAGTTATTGACAGAAATCCAATAACAGTGGCTGCTTCAGTAAAAAGACTTAAATTAATTGATACAGAAATAAAAGTACTTAAAAACGGTTAAAAATAATATTTATTAGTATATGGCAAAGATAGATTTATTAAGAAAATTAATTAGAGAAGAGGTTGAGGCTGCTTTAAGAAACCAATTACCTAAGATAATAAAAGAATCTTTAGAAAATAGACCAATTAGTTATAAGTCTTCTCTAGAGAATTCAGTTAAATCTAAGGCACCTCCTTTAACTTTAAACACCAAAAGAACTAGTTTAATAGAAAACGTTAAGTTTAATAGCTCTAACCCTTTTGCTAGTATGCTAAATGACACTATCTCTTCAATGACACCTAGAGATGTTAACTCTATTAATGATAGTGGAGATTCTCCTTTTTATCAATCAGAGGAAGTTGAGACAGGCACAGTTAATGATATGTTGTCAAGCGCTAGACATAGCTCTGCACATGAGTTAGTAGAAATAGACACAGTTCCTGATTTTACTGAGTTAATGGAATCAATGAAAAGAAAAGGAGCAATCTAGTGGCATACAACCTAAAACAAATATCTCCGTTAGATCAACGCGAATCAACCGCTTTAGGAGTAAAACTTCCGTTTTCTGCTAAAGGTGTTTTTACAAGTGTATATACAACTAAAGAGCAATACAAGTACAACGTAATTAATTTTTTGCTTACAGACAGAGGAGAAAGACCTTTTAATTTTAATTTCGGAGCTAGTCTAAGATCTTACCTATTTGAACAAATAGAAACACAGACATTAGATAGTTTAGAATCATACATAAGATCTCAAGTAGAGATTAATTTTACAACTTTAAAAGTAAAAGATTTAAAAATAGGAAGTGATAGCGATCGTAACTCTATTACGATAAATTTAAGTTATATAATATTAAATACAAATGAAAACGATAACGTAATCATAAAGATTCAAAACATATAAAATGTCAAATTTAACTGATATAAAATATCTCAATAAAGACTTTACATCTCTTAAGTCTGACTTAATTGAATACGCTAAAGCCTATTTTCCAACTGCATACAATGATTTTTCTCAAGCTTCTCCTGGGTCAATGTTTATTGAGATGGCAGCTTATGTAGGAGACGTTCTTTCTTTTTATTTAGATAATCAGTTGCAAGAAACGTTTCTGCAGTATGCAAAGCAAAAAAACAATCTATTTACAATAGCTTATATGCTAGGATATAGACCAAAAATAACTTCTGCTGCTTTAGTTAATTTAGATGTTTATCAAACTATTCCAGCTAAAACTTCTGGAGGATTAACTACTCCTGATTTTGATTATGCTTTGATTATAGCTCCAGGAATGAATGTTCAATCAAACGCCAATGGAAATATAAATTTTTATGTTCCAACAAAAGTTGATTTTACAACTTCATCATCACTAGATCCAACTGACGTAGATGTGTATAATTTGGCAGGTACAGCTGCTGGATCTTACTTGCTTAAAAAAACAGTTCAAGCAGTATCAGGACAAACTAAAACTCAAACTTTTTCTTTTGGGGCTGCAAAAAGATTTCAAACAATAACAATAAATGATGCTAATATAATATCTATCATTAATGTAGTAGATTCGTCAGGAAACATTTGGTATGAAGTTCCTTATTTAGCTCAAGACTATATAGATAACCCTGTAAAAAATACTGTAGCTAATTATCCTTCGCTATATCAACAGTCTAATCAAGTTCCATATATCTTAGAAAAAGTTAAAATAGATAGAAGGTTTACAACTAGATTTAAGTCTAATGAATCTCTAGTTTTAGAGTTTGGATCTGGAATAAATTTAGTAGCTGATTCAGCCATTATTCCTAATTCTGCTAATACTAACCTGGGCGTGACTACTGGATCTACAACCATAAACACAGCATTTGATCCAACAAACTTTGTTACTACAGCCACTTATGGATTATCTCCATATAATACATCATTAACGGTAACTTATTTAGTTGGAGGTGGCGCTCAATATAATGTTTTAGCAAATCAATTAACTGCTCCATCAAGGGTTACTGTTAGCGGCTTTAACACAGCTTTTTCTAATACTATAGCAACAAATAATCCAGATCCAGCTTCAGGAGGAGGAGACGGAGATAGCATAGAGGATATTAGATTAAATAGTTTAGCCGCATTTATGAGTCAATTAAGAGCAGTAACTCAGCAAGACTATTTGGAAAAAGCTTTATCAATGCCTTCTAAATACGGTAAGATATCTAAAGCTTATGTAACAAAAGATGACGCAACATTTGCTAATTATCAAGAAAGAGATATTTCTAATAGAGATCAGTTATTAGTAAGCATGTATGTATTAGCTTTAGATGTAGAAGGAAAACTATCTACTCCGTCTAATGCGTTAATGGTTAATTTAAAAACTCATTTAGGAGAGTATAGAATGTTAACGGACTCAGTTAACATAAAGCCTGCGTATATAATAAATATTGGATGCGATTTTGACATTATTACTAGACCTAATTTTAATCCTCAAGATGTTATTGCTAGATGCTTAATAAAAGCAAAAGAATATTTTAACGTAGATAATTTTCAAATAAATGAACCAATAATACTTAATGATTTATATATATTATTAGATAAGGTAGAAGGTGTTCAAACAGTTAAAGACGTTAGAATAATTAATAAGGCTACTGGAAATTACTCTAAATATTCTTATGATATTAGTGCGGCTACAATGAATAAAGTTATATATCCTTCATTAGATCCTTCTGTGTTTGAAGTTAAATATCTAGACACAGATATTCAAGGAAGAGTAGTAACATTTTAAATTATAATATATGGCAGTTTATAAAATATTTCCAACAGCTGATACGTCTATCTATTCAAAATATCCTGCAAAAAATACGGGACTAGATGAAATTTTAGAAGTGTCTGTAAAAAATACAGAGGATAGCACGAATAGTTTAATACCAGGAACAGGGGATTTTTTAACAGACGATTTAAGAAGATGTGTTATTAAATTTTCTAACACTGATTTAGCTACTTTAAAGTCTTATTCGACAGGGTCTTGGAAAAGCTACTTAAGATTATATATAGCAGACGCTGAAAACATAACTCAAGAGTACTCTTTAGAAATAAAACAAGTTTTTCAAACTTGGCAAGCTGGAACTGGTAAGTTTGCAGATTCTCCAGAGACTAGAAATGGCGCTTGTTGGTATACGTCTCAATCCTATTATACAACAGCTTCAAACTGGGTTAACCCATCATACTTTATTACTCAAGGAGGAGGATCTTGGACTTCAGTTAGCTCTAGTCAAACTTTTGATTTAAACGCAAATAAAGACATTAACGCAAATGTTACTAATATAGTAGATTCATGGTTTAGTAGCAGCTATGTAAATAACGGATTTCTAATTAAACATACAACTTCTATAGAGAATAATTCTGGAAGTTATATTACATTAAATTATTTTAGTAATGATACTCATACAATATATCCACCGTCTTTAGATATTAGGTGGGATGATTCATCTTACATCACAGGCAGTTTATCTATTATAGATAATAGTAATTGTATAATAACAGTAGCAAACAACGTTGGTACATTTAAAGCTGATACAAGCATATACAAGTTTAGAGTTAATTGTAGAGATAAATTTCCTACAAGAACTTTTACAACGTCATCCGTTTATTTAAATAATAAAGCTCTTCCAGCAACCTCTTATTGGAGTATTCAAGACGTAAAAACAAATGATATTGTGGTTGATTTTGATACATCGTATACAAAAATAAGCTGTGATTCAATAAGTAGTTATTTCAACATGTATATGAGTGGATTAGAGCCAGAAAGATACTATAAGCTGTTGATAAAAACGTATCTATCTTCTGGAGAAATTATTGATGTTGATAATAATTTAATTTTTAAAATTGTTAAGTAATGTCTAAAATAGATTTAATAAAAAAAGTTAGAGGAAATAGCACGTATTCTAATGCTATTGATTCGTCATTTACAGAGCTAATTCCTACGCAACCTACTGAATCTCAGGTTAATGTTACTGTAGAGGATTTTTTTATTAACTACGATCAACTTTTTTTTGATATACCGCCAAATGGAGAAGAAAATTCTCACGAATATTTAATAAAAAGAAGTACTGAATACCTTGGTGGATCTATTTTTGATGCTGAAAAAGCTGCGTTAATAGAAGAAATTAATTCTTTAAGACAACAGCTATTAGATATAGGAGATACTTTTTTGGCTACTAACAACTTAACTTAAAAATAAACATGGAAGTAGTTAACATTATATACACTGGCACTGGATACGAATACCAAAAGTATTCAAATAAAGACGAGAATTTAGTAATATCTAATTTTATTAATTCTTATTTTGGAAACTTAAATGATACTATAGAGTATTTTATCTATGATGAAGTTGGGTCTTTACTAGAGAGTAATTACAACGCTTCTAACTATTATCCTGATCCTTCTACTAATAACTCACAAAACAACACTTATTCATCTATTGAACTAGATCCTAGGTATGATCTAGAATCTAGAGGTTTTTCTAGAGGTAAAACTAATATACAATATAATTTTTTAAGAAATCTTTTCAACTCTAATGTAGTAGCAAAATATTGGATAAAAGAGATTTCATTATCTAGAACAGAGTTAAAGCTTTCAAGCCAGTACTTAAGTGACGCACTAATTCAGGACGGATTTGATAACTATCAAGCGTATATATCAAACAAGAATTATTATACAGATTTTTATCTAAATTTTGGAGACAATGTGCTTGTGATATGCACAAATGTTGCTTATATAGAAGATGATAATGGATCTTATTTGCTAATAAAGCTCTATGAACCACTTCCAATTGAGTTTGATTTAAAATCAGACTTATGGATAGTTGATAAGATAGCCGAGTCTGTTAGCTTTGATGTAGACATTCAAATTGAATCTGAAGTTACATCTGCAAATAACTCATTAAGAGGTGCTAATTTTAAAATTCCTCTAGATAAAAAGATAGGACAAACTACTCCATACTATTCTTATACTAGTCTTTTTTCTAGTAGTCTAGATTCTTTTACTAGAAAGCTAAACAGTTACTATGATGATAAGTCAATATCTATAAACATAGATTTTTCTGATTTTTCTAATTTTGTTCATTTTTCAAGTGCTACAGATAGAATAAATAATTTTGCGTATAAAGTAAAGCTATTAGAAAATTACCAATCACAGATAGTTTCTCAACAAGCAATTACAAACAGTGGGACTTATAGCCAAACGTCTGTAAATTCTCGAATAAAAATTTTAAACAGTAATATAGATTCTATAATTACTAAGTTTGATATTTACGAATATTATCTTTATTATGCGTCTGAATCTTTTGCTTGGCCAAAATCTACGTCTACAACTCCGTATACTCTTTATTCATCAACATCATCTAAAGCTTTAAGTTGGATTGGTAGCCCTGAAACTTTACCTACGTCAACTGGAGTATCTATATTATACTCTGCTTCATATTATGATAGCACAAATAAAGATATATTAACAAATATTATTCCTACTTACATAAGAGATGATTCTGCTAATGAACCATATTTAACGTTTGTTAATATGATTGGTCAACATTTTGATAATATTTGGGTGTATTATAAAGACGTCTCGAATAGGTTTAACGCTACGAATAGTCCAGACACTGGTGTATCAGACGATATTGTTTCAGACTCACTAAAAAGCTTAGGATTCCCTATATACACTAACACAAGTGTATCAGACAACCTTTATTATTCTTTATTTGGTATGAATGCAGACGGAAGTTTATTACCACCGACTGGGTCTGAATTAATAACTAGTTATGTTACCTCTAGCATTTCTACGCTTTCTTCAAATGATATACAAAAAGAAATTTACAAAAGAATTTATCACAACTTACCATATCTTTTAAAAACAAAAGGAACTAGAAAAGGAGTTGAAGCGCTTATAAGCTGTTATGGAATACCTAAAGAGATTTTAACTATAAATGAATTTGGAGGATATAATAGACTTACTAAAAGCGGAATATCAGAAGTTAATAACGATAAAATAAATGTAATAACTTCTAGCTTAGAATTATCTTCTTCTTTATTGTTTCAAGGTGGCACGTTACAGTACTATTCTAATACTAATAGATTAAATGTAAACACATTAGAGGTTGGCTTTTCTCCGTCTGATAAACTAAATAGTAATATTTCTCAATCTATAGGATATTTTAATATAGATCAACTTATAGGTAATCCTAGTAATCAATATTCCTCCTCTTATAAAGATTTAATAACTTTAAGTAATAATTATTTTGCGGCCTATAGTCAATCTCATAACATTTCTGAATACATAAGATTAATTAAGTACTACAATAACTCAGTATTTAAAACAATAAAAGATTTAGTTCCAGCTAGAGCAAACATATCTACTGGATTAATAGTTAAAAGCCACGTATTAGAGAGAAACAAATACGCTAGACACGAACCCGTAGCAGAGTTTCTAAATTATTCTCAGTCAATAGATATGATAACTATTGATGCAGAACCAGGAAATGGAATCACTGGGTCTACTGAATATTCAGGAATTAAAAAAACTCCATTAGGATTAGTTGAATTTACTTCTAGTCAAGGAATAGAAAAATACACTGGAGAATTTGGAGGATCAGTTTTAGTAATTGATGCAGTTACGGGATCGTTTAATCAATCTGATGTATCAATAAACTCTTCTGGGTCTTTTCCACTAATACAAGTTAACTATGGTGGTTTGTATCAAAATGTTGTTAACTCAGATAGATCTAAAAGATTTTTTGATTTAGATTACACTACTAATCAAACACAACCAGTTAATTTTAATCTAATCACTCAATCAATTAGTAATTCTCAAGTAGATAATTATTCTACTTACACTAACACAGTATCTTCGTACGCGTATTTGCAAGACTATAACTATTATACAAACGCATTTACTATTCCTAGATATTATGGATCTAAAACTATTAGCGCTACTTACACTACATATAATCTAGGAGATCTATCTTACGGAAAAACCGCGGCGGTTGATAAAATAAAGTATCAATACGCATATCTGGTTGACATTTTTTCATCATCGTTTCAGTTTCCTAGAAGAGCAAACGCGCAAATAAAGTATCTTATACAAGATAGTCAAGACGTTTTAGATTTAACAAAAACAAACACTAATATATTTTCTGTACAAAACATATTTAAAGCTGGAGAATCAACAAACGTATCTTTGTTTAAATATCCGCAATCAGACCCATACATTCAAAAGTTTGTTGGAACTAACAATAGTAATTTTTCTGTTTACGAAAGTGGATATAGATACTCTCCTATTTTATATAATGTTTCAGGAGATGAATCTATGACATATAACTTATTAAGACCTTCTTCGTCAGTTACTAATGTTAACATACCAAGCTATGAAATAATAAATCCTGGAAATGCAAACTACTGGGCTACTATAGTTGGTGGACCGGTAAATGTTCCAAACGCATTTCAAACTCTTATTCCAATAACTGTATCTTCGCCTGGAACTTTTCCAGGTGCCACAACTCTGCAAACTAGAATTTCTATTACATTAACTAATACTAGTAGAGCAGTAGTTCCATCAAATTATGATACTTATGAAACAATAACAACTATAGCTGCTGGATCTACAGGTCCTATTAATAGCACTATATATATGCCATCATATTATCAAGGACTTTGGCTTAATGGAGATTCTGTTACTATAACCATAAATTCTGAAGAAACTTATAACCCTATCGGAGGATCTACTACTAGCACAAATTTTTTCACTTCTGCTACAGATTCTGCTGCAACTAATAACTGGTACGCAATAGATTCTAGAAACATAAAATTATCAGCAACTCAATCTTTATTATATGACAATATTATATTTAATGGGAGCTATACAGGAATAGACACTCCAGTTTTTTCTGTAGCTGGATCTCAAATGGATATGATAAGATTGTATAACTCGCAATCTCAATGGATAGAAGAATCTGAATACCGTATTAACTATATGTATCAACTTTTAGATTCAACTGGATCTTTTTGGGTAATAAATTTAGATAGAGATTTAAACCCGTCTGATACTGAATTAGGAATTCCTGGAAAAATAAAAAAATACATTTGGCTAAAAAGATTGCTAGATGAAACTAATGTAATTTTAAACTTCGATTTAGGGTCAACTATATTTCAAGATGGAATACTTTTCCCTCAATATATAGATGATAAAGTGAAAGATAACGCAGGAAATACGATAAAATCGCTTAAACAACAAAACTTAATAGTTAGTGATACTAACACACTAATATTTGAATAATCAAAAATAAAGTAAAATGTATTATATTTATTTAAAAAAGAATTCTTTATGTCATATTTAAGTAATTCATCTGTAATAGTTGATGCCATACTAACGAAAAAAGGTAGAGAAGCTTTATCAAAAAATGATGGATCTTTTCAAATAACTCAATTTTCATTATCTGATGATGAAATAGATTATACTTTATACAATCCAACACATCCATCTGGATCTGCTTTTTATGGTGAAGCTATTGAAGCTATGCCAGTATTGCAAGCATTTCCTGAAGACAATGAGATAATGAAATATAAATTAGTAACTCTTCCAAGAGGAACTGCTAAAATCCCTGTTATTAGTGTTGGATATACAAACATACAATTAAAACAAGGATCTTCTATAGCAATTACTCCACAAACTCTTAATTATTTAGGAGCAACTGGAACTACATCTAATTTTGAATCTTCTGGATATATTTTCACTATAGGAGATGTAAGAACTACAGCAGCATTTACTGGAGTTGGAGTTAATACTCCAGCAGCTACGAGCTTAAATACGACATCAACTGTTGGTACTAACGTAAGTAAAACTGTTATAGGAACAACAATTAATATAACAGCAACAACTATTAATACACTATTTGGATCTAATACAGTACTCTATACTACCTTAATAATTGTTGGTAGAGATTCTGGCGCTAGATTAAATATACCAGTTCAAATAACTAAAGTTAGCTAATAAAAAATAAACTATGTCATTTACAAAGCTTGATTCAACTGATTACGTAATCTCTGCTGATTCTGTTACTGCTCCCGCTTGGAGTAGTAATACTCCTACGTTATCAACATTTTTTCTACAATCTACTGGTGTAAGCAGCAGTTTTTATACAGATGTTTATAATGCAACGCCGTCTAGCATTAATGCGGCAATACAATTTTCTATCGCGTTTGGTAATGCTTTTGGAACAGGATCAGGACCGCTAAATTCTTTAGTGCTAACAAATACTCCAACCAGAATAAACTATGGTCAATTTAGAAATTTAGTTTATGGAGACGCTGAATCATTTTTTAATTTTGGTACAGAGAATCCTAGTTCTAAAAATATAGCGGCTATTTCTATTGACAGAAATAGATATAAAGAGAGTTTATTTCCAGGAACGTTTAATTTGCACATGAAATCAGGAAGTACCACAATTAAGCTTACTGACGATTCATTAGACTCTACTGTGATTACTTACTTAGATTGTGGAAGAGTATTTAATATTGTTTCTGGGTCTAACGGAAGTGGAGCTAGCACAACTAAAGCAACTGGCGCATTAAGAAATGGATATACTATTTCTGGATCTTATGGGTTATTTCTTCCAGATATTGGAACAATAATATTAAACACTGATGCATTAGGATTACCTATAGCTAATGGCGGATTAAATATTCCTTGGTACACTGGTACGGCCGCTGCTGGAGGACTTAATAATAATTTACAAGTTTTTAATGCTATTTCAGCTAGTGGAAATTTTCAATTAAATTCTCAAGAAACAATATCATCAAACTATATTTTTGTTAGAATTAAGAATGGAGAATATAATTACACCACTAACCCATCTATAATAACTGGGTCTGGAGATTTTATTTATTCTAATTTTATTAATAGTCCTCAAACATACGTAACTACTGTTGGTATGTATAATAATAATAATGAACTATTAGCAGTTGCTAAATTATCTAAACCTTTAGTAAAAGATTTTACAAAAGAGGCTTTAATTAGAGTTAAGTTAGATTGGTAGAATAAAATTAAATAATGGGAGTATCAAAAAATGTTATTGATAGATCTGATGTTTCTACTTATCCAATAAAGGTAAAGTACTCTGCATCTTATAGTAGTGATATTATTTCATCTTATGGAATGACTGTGAATAGAGGAATTAATTCTTCTTATGCAGCTAGTGGTAGTGATGCGCTAAACTACGCTGTAGTAAAACAATTATACTATCAAGAGTATCTAACAGGATCTCTTTTACAGTCAGCTAGTGCGTGGAATTCTAACTTGCAATCTACGGCGGCAAAAGGAACACCAGACTACGATTATAGATATTTCCCTACAGCTTCAAACGCTAATCTAACTATATTAGCAATTCCTAGAACAAGTTTTGGAGAAAACATAAGCAGAGGAAGTTTATCTATTATTGGAACTGCTTATAAATTAGTAGATGATGGTAACGGAAATGTTATTGACATAATATCTACAGGGTCTGTTAATTATACAACTTTTGGAGCAGCTTATGGAATAAATGGAGTACGATTATTTGATCCTGGATATAGTGCTAATGAAGTTGGAACTTATAAAGAGTGGAAATCTCCAGCGGTAGGTGGATCTTATTTAGGAACTTTTTGGTCTAATCCTTACCAAACTATTACGGGTGGAAGATTAAATAACACAGGTTTTTGGTCTGCTGAGAGTCCAAGCGCAATAGCTACAGGATTTTTAGAATTTACATTGTCTATTCCATCAACTGACACGTATCATATAGGAGTTAGTTGTGATAACTTCTCATCTGTATATGTAGACAATTCACTAATAGTTGGAGACTATTCTACAGTTAGCAGCGATAATTATAGATATTGGGATATATTTCCTATACAGTTAACTGCTGGTTCTCATATAATAAAATTAGTAGGCACAAATAACGATGAACGTCCAGTTAACACAGTAAATAATCCTGGATTAATGGGAATAGAGGTGTATGGAAATACGTCTACTCAAATTTCAGCAAGCATTACGTCGTCTCCATTAGGAACTTCTACTCCTGCAGGAATTAATTTAATTTACTCTTCTAAAGATCACTTAACTGAAGGAGTTTTTACTAAAGACAAATATCATGTAGGAAATGTGATATACTCTCAAGGAGTGATAGTAATAACAAATGAAGATTATCAAAACGCATTAATTCCTGGATCATCATATGATTATTATTTAGCTACTACTTATCCTTGTTCAACATGCACAGCTGGAGCCACAGCTCAAGTAAGAGTATTATCAGGCACTTCTATTACAATAGGAAGTTATTATTTACCTCAAATACTAGATGGTAACTCTTATAGAGTATTCTCTGGACCACTAGTTAGTCCTTCTCCAGGAGGAGTATCATTAAATTCTACGGAGTATGCGTCATGTGCTAGCGCGTGTCCAGTTGCTACTACAACAACCACAACAACCGCTGCCCCAACTACTACGACTAGTACTACTAGCACCACTACTACTGCTGCTTTAACTACTACGACTACAACGACAGTGGCTCCAACCACTACGACTACTACTACAGTGGCTCCAACCACTACCACAACTAGTACAACAACATCAACAACAACAGTGGCTCCAACCACCACTACAACTAGTACAACAACATCAACAACAACAGTGGCTCCAACCACCACTACAACTAGTACAACAACTAGCACTACAACAGCCGCTCCAGTTACTGTAACCCTAACTGCTTGTGCTGATATAACTCCTACAGGAGTAACAAGAATTATAAATGTATTTGTATATTCATCAGCGCCAGTTGCCACTCCTGTGCAAGTTGGATTTACTTGGACTAATATTGAAGGCGCAGTTGCTGGAAACGCAACAATATTAACGGGTGATACATGTGCTACTGTTCAAATAAATGCTTTAGGAACTTCTGCTGGATCAAGTTTGATTATAGATTCTAGAGACCCAACATCATTCAATAACGGAGTATCTAATCAAAACTATTCAATAGGATCTGGACAAATACAAACCAATGGAACTTGTACTACTTGCGGAGTTTAATAAAAAATAAACTGTTATGAAAAATTTAAGATATATTTGTGCTCAACCTAGATTAGTATATTATGCTTGGCAAGTAGAAGTTATGATCAATAACTTTATTAAAAGAGGTATTAATCCAAATCATATAGATATTGTAGTTGCTTGGAATCCTAATGATGATACAAGCAAACCAGAGACTATAGAAATGTGGAATAAACTAGCTTCTCATTATAACACTGTAAGATTCTTTTTTTATCAAGATACCAGACAGCGACCTATTCACTATATATCTTCTATAAGACCTAATGTATTAAAACAACATTTTAAGGCTCATCCAGAACTTCAGTATGAAGCTATATTTTATCATGATTGTGATATAGTTTTTACTAAGAATCCAGACTTTTCTAAATTTTTAGATGATGATATATGGTATTTAAGTAATACTAATAGCTATATTAACTATGACTACATTGTTTCTAAAGGACAAGATGTATATGATAAGATGTGTGAAATAGTAAATATGCCTAAGATGATTCCTAAACTAATGAATGATCATTCTGGAGGAGCCCAATACATAATTAAGAACGTAGATTGGACTTACTGGGATAAAGTAGAATCAGATTGTGAAAATCTTTATTATGAAATATCAAAAATAAATACTAAAAAAAGAATAGAAAACCCTAAATATCATGAACTTCAAATTTGGTGTGCTGATATGTGGGCAGTTCTTTGGAATGGTTGGATTAGAGGAAATGAAACTCAAGTAGTAAAAGAGATGGATTTTTGTTGGGGTACTGACACTGCAAATAGATGGGAAGAGGTTGCTATATATCATAATGCTGGCGTAACATGTGGATGTGGCGGAAAGTTTTATAAAGCAAACTATAGAGATAGCTTACCATACAACTTAAATCTTAGAACTATAGAAGATAATTGCAGTCATTTGTATTATCAAGAAATTAAAAAAGTAGAACAAAAATCATGTATAATATGAAAATTCCAGCCTTTATAATTAATTATAATAGATTAATTTTGCCAAAAAATATGGCAGATTTTTTATCTAAAAATGAAAATATAGAAGTTTACATTATAGATAATAACAGCACATATGAACCGTTACTAGATTGGTACAAACAATGTCCGTATAAAGTAATTCCCATGAGTGAAAATTATGGGCATACAGTTTTTTGGGATAAAAATCTATATAATGAATATGTAAAAGAAGGTTATTATATATTATCAGATTCTGATTTAGATCTATCTAGTATTCCTGATGATTGGTTAGACGTCTTATTAGAGGGATTAAATAAATTTACTTACGCCAAAGTAGGATTCTCTCTTAAAACTGATGATCTTCCTGAGTCTAAATTTAGAGCTGAGATTGTTGCTTGGGAAAGTCAATTTTGTGTTCCTAAAGCGAGACGTCTAGATGATATGTATACAGAAGCCCACATAGATACAACATTTTCTTTACATAGAACAAATGAACATGGTATATATTCATCAGTTAGAGTAAACAGTCCATATACAGCAAAACACGTGCCTTGGTATTATACAGACTTTGACGTATTACCAGAAGATGAAAAACATTATTTCAATACAGTAAAAACAAGTACTCTTTGGAGTAGACAATTTAACAACAAATAAAATATGAACATAATAAAAGCTAGTTACGGAGGAGTTGATTGTACATCACAAATACAATCTAAGATAAACAATAGTAAACTAATAATTAGATCTAGTAATGATATTATAGGAGATACTGAACCTGGTGTAGTAAAGTATTTAGAAATAGAAATTGAAAATGATGGGTTAATAACTGTTCATAAAATAAAAGAGCATAATCTTTTTACTTTTCCTGAATCTAAAAATAATAGATTAGGAATATTTTACTCTAATAATAATACCCCGTCCATATTTCCTGCTATTAAAGCGTCTCTAAAATCTATTGAAAGATCCGCAAAAGGTAAGGCTGATATATTAACTTGTTTGTGGCATCACGAATCTGAAAATACATTTCCAGAATTTATTTCGTGGACTCATACCTCTAGTCATTTAAATCAATTATTACAAGTTATGCAACTGCTTTATCAAGCTAAAGAAATTGGAGATTACGAATACGTTTCCTTTTTAGAGCATGATGTATTATACCCAGAAGAATACTTTAATTTTCCAGATTTTGAAGATGGTGTAGTGATGACAAACATGAATTATATGGGAATAAATGCTGATGGATATCAACCTTTAGGACAAAGAGATGAGCCTTTTCATCAAATGACAATGAGATTTAACGAGGCAATAAAGCATTGCGAATCTATATTATCTAATGCTCTTATTAGAAATAGTGGATTAATAGAACCTCAAAATATAGTGCGTAAACAATGGAATTGTAAAAATCCTGCTATTCATATTAATCATGGAAAACATTTTACATCTCATTTTAACGTATATACAAAGAATGTTTTTAATTACGATAATTATTGGGGAGATTATAAAAATAACTGGCCATTTTAATATTTATTAGTATATGCCAATAGCTTACTCTGCGTTCACCTTATCTTTTATAGCTGAATCTACCATTTACCAAAATGAAGTAAGATGTCATGTTCAAGAGAATGATTTTAATTATACTCTTAATCCAAGCGCAAATAAATCAGGAACATCAGGATCTTATATAAATGCTGTTACTGGTTCTTCTTTTAGTCCATACGCTACAACAGTTGGATTGTATAACGATAAGGATGAATTGTTAGTAGTTGGTAAATTATCTACTCCGTATCCTATACCAAAAAACACAGACGTTACTTTTATAATAAAATGGGATAGTTAATATGAATTGGTTACATGAAGAAAAACAGATAGTTACATTAGATCAGTTTGATCCTCTCGCAGTTGGGTTTGTTTACAAGATAACTCACATAGACACTGATAAATTTTACATAGGAAAAAAGATCCTAAGAAATAATCTTACAAAAAAGCTTACAAAAAAAGAAACAGAAGAGTGGTCTAAACCAGGTAGGGTACCTAAGAAAAGAAAAGAAGTTAAAGAGAGTAATTGGGAATCTTATTACGGTAGTTCTAAACCTCTATTAGAAGAGTTAAAACTTGTAGGAAAGGATAAGTTTAAGAGAGAAATAATTAGAGTGTGTTACTCAAAAAAAGAATTAAGCTACTACGAAGTTTATTGGCAAATAGAACACAGAGTACTTCATGTTGATTCATATAATGAAAACATCCTTGGTAAGTTCTTTAGAAAAGATACTCTAGGTGCACAGGGTGATGATGAGCAAGATCTTTTTAAAGAAGCTATATAAACTACTATCACTAGGATAATTACTCTTAGAATCACTCCTTATTCACTATCTGCTTTAGGATTACTCTGATTAAGTATGTAGTTCCATCTGTGATAGTTTCTAGATATATTTATTCCTTCTGGTCGCTCCATAGCCTTGTGCCTGAGCACACCATCGAGGCCTGCAAGTTTAATAGGATCTCTATACACACTCCAAAGATTATTGTAACAAATCTCTTCTACTTTGTAGTTAAAATATTTTACTAAAGCCATTCGCTCTTTAAGTGATCCAAAATATCTTAACCCTTTATAAATTAATTTAGGAGGAATTTTTCTCTTCTCTAATTCAATTGGCATAGCGTATCTTATAGTAACATGGTCTAAGTCTAGATCAAGTAGTTGTTTTTCTAGTGAACCTATTAAGGTATCTATTTCATATAGAGGATCTCGTTCTCTCATTATATGATGTCTAATATCTAAATTACCTAAGCATAAGGTAATATGAGTGGTGCTAGGAAGAAAAAGAGACGCTAAGCCACTCTCAAGTGTTTGCTTTAAGGTAACATATCCAAGTCTTGATATGCTCCATCCTGGTTGCCATAAAGAGATCACGTGACTATCTCCTATCATTTGTTTTCCTGTGTTATGTATACAATCTAATGTAATAACTTTAGAACAAACCTTAGAGATTTCATCTGCTTTATTTGTAAGTGTAGCAAACTTTGATTTTGAGTATGAAGCCTTTTCATCAATAAATTGTTTGACGTCTGGCATTGTTATCCACATAGAGTAGATCTTAACATCACTAAGAAGTCTTATTATCTCTTCATATAACTCATCAGTTAGTGATGAATAAAAATTCCATGTTCCATGAAAATCTATGCCATGATCTATAATAATTACATCATAGTCTGACCATGGTTGACGACTAGAGTACACTACCTCGGCATTCTTATATCCATGATGCTTTAACTCGCATACTAGCATGTGAGGCCAAGTCGACTTATATGAGTATGGATTAGTTGAGAATAGATTAACTAGTGGTGAAACACCTATTTTTATTGACTTATCTTTTTCTAACTGCGTAAAACTTATCATTTCTTATAAAACTAAACTAGCCCAATCTCTTGAGCTAGTTTATTTATTTTTTATAATTAATTAGAATCTTCTTCTAGACTCTTTATATACTCTTGAGTGAACTGGTTGATACTGCTTAGCTTTATCTCCTTTAAACTTATCCATCTTACCTTTTAGTCTTCCAGCGTTATCTTTTGTACTAGCTTTAGATTGCTTAGGCTCTTCTTTTTCTTTGTCTTGTTTTTCTGCTTCGTCAAGATATTCATCTAGAGAATGAGTTTCATCAGTGTCTTCATCTTCCATCATGTCTTGATTCATTGCATCATACTCTCCTTGCATTTCTTCGTAAGAACCTAGAACAGACATAAACATATCATGAATCTCTTCATCTTGCATGTTAGCATTTTTAAGAGACTGAACAGCTTGTCTAATTAGTTCTTCAGCTTGATCGTATGCTTCATACTCCATGTCTTCATCATTTTGATCACCAAACATACTAGATCCTGGCGCTCCTACAGCACTTCTTTGAGCATCAATAAAGCTATCTCCTTCTTCAACATAATCATCTTCTTCTCTAAGAGGAGTAAAATCTCTATAACCACCAATGCTCTCTTTAAGCAAAGGATTATTTTTCATGTATTTACTGTAGTCGAACGGTTTCATTAGTTTGTTTTTATTTACTTATAAATATTAATATCTTGTAATAATTTTGTAATCTAGTACCTTTGAAGGTTTCATAATTATTTCATTCCAGAGATGTGTCTTATCTGCTCTACACTGCTCCCAATCTCTACAAAGATTATTTTCATTATCTGGGAAAGAGAATCTAAATAGGTTAGCTGCGCGGTTTCCTTTATCTGTAGCAAATGTTTTAGCATCAGACTGAAATGCAGCACATAGCGTACCTTCAAGTTTAAGTAATACATTACTCTCTGGTCTAAAGAATTCTTTCTCGGCTGAAGTAAAAGTAGATATCGCGAAGTGATAACCTTGTTTAATAGAATCTATTATATTCTTTGCGCCTTCAGCAGAAGTAAGATGCATAGAGACAACTTGAATGTCACCAGACTTGTATGTATCTCTAGTGAATTCAGAATCTATTAACACATAAGGTTCTATTGCTCCTCTAGATTGAAAGAATGCTATCTTATCATTATCTATATTAACAATATACTTTTTAAACTCATCTCGTAGAGCCCATACTCGGTGATTAACAAAGTCTTCTATAAAGTCTAACACATTCTTTTTAGTTAGATCATCATATTGCTCTGTCTCAACATAGAGTTGGTGACTAAAGTATCTATTAACAAGTGATACTAAGTTGGCATTATCAGAGACAGTGCCACCTCTAACATCATACCCTTGCTTTTGTAGATCTAGAAATTCCCTACAAATTTGCTCCCATACCGAAATGGTATGGAAACAAACTTCAGGTTTAAAATATCCTCTTACGGGGTAATCCATTTAATTAAAAGAGTTATCGCTATTATAAAGATCAATTCTTTCTTGAGCATAAGCATCACCTAAAGCAACAATAAGATCAGTTAACTCTTCTAGTCTACTTTTATCTTTAACAAGCACATCTAATGTTTCATCTAACTCATTAGCAACATGTTTTACTGACGGCTCAGAATTAGAATAGTAATCAGATAGATATCCTCTTTCTCCTTTTCCTTGGTTTCCTGGATGGAAGCTAGGAAATGGATTTTCATCACCATACATATCTTCATTAATAGTATCATCAACTTTTACTAAATGGATAGAAGGTAGTTCTCCTTGCGCATACTCCTGATCATAGTAATAAGAGTCAGAATCATCATCTATTGAATCAATCTCGTAAGTCTGACCATCATATTCAACTGTAGAATAAAGTAATTTATTAACATAAGAAGAGACTCTTTTGCTATTTGGTCCTGAACTACTCAATCTGTCTGGATCTAATGGTTCTCCATTAGAATCAATAATATCCATTGCATCCATTATAGGAATGCTTATTTCTCCTGCAGCTTCTCTTTGCGCTTGAATAAAACTATCTTTAGCTACTTTTTTTCTTTCATTAATAGTAGGACCTTGAATATAGTTAGAGTGTTGTTTTATTAGCCTTATTATATCTTCTAATTCAAATCCATTATCAACTAAATATTTAATGTTATCTAGTATCTCTTGCCCTCCTTGTCCTAAGAACATTTCTCTCTCGTCTGGTAAATCATCTTCATCTTCATCATCATATTGCCATCCTTTGTCAAAGATCACTGAATCACCTTCAGACATAGAGTCTTCATCTTCTCTCATTGGGTTATAACCAATCCTATTAGCCTTTTTTCTAATAAACGCATTTTGAGTAGCACCCATGCCCATTGGCTCACCTATCTCTAATGAATCTAATACATAATGAATCGCCTCGTCTACTTCACCATCAGCTTCAAAAGCTTGCATAACTCTATTAGGATTTGCACACTCGTTTTCAATTGCTTTAGAGATCTCTTCTATATTCATCCCATCTCCAGACTCTTTTGAGATCTCAATCGCTTTCTCTATTGCGCCATCATAAACTCGATCCCAAAAATCTTCAAAGCCTGGTTTCCAGTTTTTCCAATTTGAAAACTTTTCATTAACTGATTCTTTTAACAGTGGGTTCTGCTTTAGATATTTTCTAAAATCAAATTCTTTCATTGTCCGGGTTTTTTAAATTAATTTATTATTTATAAATATTCATAATTCCTTTTAAAGGTGACTTCCCGGCTGTAAACTAACCACTCCTCCGCGCCAGTACAACTCGCCATCTACAAGGATACGGTCAATCTTGTCATTGTTTACTTCACTAAGGATCTTCTTAATAAATCTAGCGGGGTACTTAGTTCTGTCGTTACTCCATGTGTTACCATTAAAGTACTCTATAGTTACTCTATGCCCGCCTGGAATTAGAGATAACGGGTTGGTTGTGTACTTATTGCTTGTCATACTAGTGTTGTTTAATAATTAAATATGCTCCTTTTATCTCTACTAAGTCACCGTCCTCGTCAATAAACGAAACAGACGACTCTGTGGTTACTATAGAGTCTACATAATATGTCATAGCGTGTCTACCGTGTGTATACTCTACTCTATACCTGTACTCTGCATGCTTGCTGCTTACGTCTGCTATTACTAGTAATACAGCTAGTGTAATCGCTGCTGCTAAAAAAAATGGCCATGTGTCTCTAATCTTTGTTATCATTATTATATATTTATTATTTCAAAAGCGTGCTACCTGTAGGACCGCGCTGAGCATTGCATTCTTAGACCGATGCTTGCTCACACACTGCCCAATCCTGTAAGATTGGGTTTTTTATTTCTTCTCTCTTTTACAGATCTGAATTACTACCCACAGCAAGAGGCTAGCCAACGCAAACCACTTAAGTGAAAACTGCCGGGCAATCATTAGGACTACAAAAAGGCAAATCCATAGTTCCATAGAGTTTAATAAGTTTTCTTGGTTTTTTGTAAGAAATACTGCAACTCTGCCGCATTGCAAAGCTCAGCTAGCTCACGTATCTTGTCAAAGCTAAACCTTTCGCCGTACTGTATACCAAACTGTTTTTCATACACAGTCACTGTTTTCTGTCTAGGATCGATGTCTGCTGTGAATAGATCATTAAGCTTTATTGTTCTAATAGAATAGCTATCAATAAGCTGCTTAGCCGCCTCAAGCGCTTCTGCAAATTGTGACTCTAGCTGGAAACGCATTTCATTTGTTGAACTTAAAGCGAAAGCTGGCATGCCTTTCATTTTACCTCCGAAATCAAAGCTGAAGTATAAGCAGCTACACAAGCCTTTTCTAGTTATATCAAACGGAACAAAGTCTGAGTTGTAGGTCCAACCTAAAGCCTCTGCCTCTTTTTTAAATGCTTCGTAAAGTGAAAAGTGATCTGCTGTAACTGCCACGGTTAATTTTTCTTGTTTCATATCTTATGTTTTTTATCTAAGTGTTTTGGGGCTGTTTGGGGTATCTGTTTCCTACTCGTATAGATTCAATCACTCGTTAGAAAACTTTGTCCTCGTCATCACCTCGTGTAACCGGAGATGGTACCAGAGTTGGCAGTGCATTTGTGTTTATACCACTTTGGTTAACCCACAGATCTTGTTGCGCAAAGTAGTAGCACGATGCGGTATCTGCGTCACCGTTAAGAATATACTGCTCAGCTAAGGTTACCAGTGACACGAGGTACCCATTCCAGAATGCGTGATTAATAATCTCTATTTGCTCTTGTGTTGCGCGATCGTCAGTAAGTGCTAATGTTATTTTCATAATTACTTGTATATACTCTGTTTAGAAATCTTAATTTTCCCTGTGGTGTGCGTGTGGCCCTAAGCACCTGGCCAGGGGCTGCTAGTGTCTGCTTCCGATAACTAG